TGAAGATGTACTAATGGCTTGCGTATTTTATGGTATGCCTTTATTATGTGAAAACAACAAACCAAGATTATTATATTATTTCAAAAGAAGAGGTTATAGAGGTTTTAGTATGAATAGACCTGACAAAATTTGGAATAAATTATCGACAGCTGAAAAAGAAATAGGTGGTATACCTAATTCTAGTGAAGATATAAGGCAAGCACATGCCGCAGCTATAGAAACTTATATACAAAAATATATAGGATTAAAAGAAGATCACACCTACGGAGATATGTATTTTAATAGAACATTAACTGATTGGTCTGGTTTTGATATTAATAATAGAACGAAATATGACGCAACAATAAGTTCAGGTTTAGCTATAATGGCTTGTAACAAAAACCTATACAAACCAGTTGCTGATAAAAAAAATATAAAAATATCCTTTGGTTTATCCAAGTATAACAATAAAGGAGTAACGTCACAAATAATTAACAAATAATGGCAATAACTACACAAAAAAAATCTAGTTTTCCAAGTCACGCTGTCTCAGATAATGAGAAAGCTGGTATGGATTACGGTCTGCAAGTTGCAAGATCTATAGAGCACGAGTGGTTTAAAAAAGACGGTGGTACTAATAAGTATTTACACTCAAAGCAGAAATACAACGAGCTAAGATTATACGCTAGAGGAGAACAATCTGTTCAAAAATATAAAGATGAATTATCTATTAATGGTGATTTGTCTTATCTTAATTTAGACTGGAGACCAGTTCCAATTATACCTAAGTTTGTAGACATCGTAGTAAATGGCATATCAGATAGAGCTTACGAGCTTAAAGCTTATTCACAAGACCCTACATCTGCTTCAAAAAGAACAGAGTATATAGAAAATATAGTTAAAGACATGCAGAATAAAGAGTTTTATGCGTCTGCAGAACAAGGTTTAAACTTACCTATGTTTAAATCGGAAAACCCTTCTGAGTTACCAGAAAACAACGAGGAACTTTCGTTACACATGCAGTTAAACTATAAACAAAGCATTGAAATTGCCGAAGAAGAAGCTATAAATAATTTATTTGCTTTAAATGATTACGATTTAATAAAGAAAAGATTAGATTATGATTTAACGGTTTTAGGTATTGCTTGCGTTAAAAATTATTTCAACGTGAGTGATGGGGTTAAGGTTGCTTACGTAGATCCTATTGATATTGTGCACTCTTACACTGAATCCCCATATTTTGAAGATTTATATTATATTGGAGAAGTAGAAAGAGTTTCAGTTTCTGATTTAAAGAAAAGATTTAACGATTTAACTGATGATGATGTAAAAGAAATAGAAGATAACCATGTTTCAGGTGATTTTTATAAAACACAACGAACAGATGATAATTTTGTTCACATATTAAATTTTGAATACAAAACATATAAAAACCAAGTATACAAAGTTAAAAAAGGAGCAAGTGGTAATGATAAAGCTTTAGAAAAAGACGATACTTTTAATCCTCCAAAAGACGATAGATCAAGGTTTAAAAAATTAAACAGATCAATAGAAGTTATATATTCTGGAACTAAAATAGTTGGTTACGAAAAAATGTTAAGCTGGAAGATGTCAGAAAACATGTCAAGACCTAAGGCTGACTTAACAAAAGTTAAAATGTCTTACCAAATATGTGCACCTAGAATATATAAAGGTGTTCCAGAGTCTTTAGTTGGTAGAATGACAAGTTTTGCTGACATGGTACAATTAACTCATCTTAAATTACAACAGGTTTTATCAAGAGTAGTTCCTGATGGTATATATATGGATGCTGATGGTATTGCTGAAATAGACTTAGGTAATGGTACTAATTATAATCCTCAAGAAGCTTTGAATATGTATTTTCAAACTGGTAGTGTTATAGGTAGATCAATGACTCAAGATGGTGATTTTAATCAAGGTAAAATACCTATACAAGAACTACAATCAAGTAGTGGAGGTGCTAAAATACAAAGCTTAATTCAAACTTACAACTACTATATGCAGATGATGCGTGATGTTACTGGTTTAAATGAAGCTAGAGATGGTAGTATGCCAGATGGTAACGCTTTAGTTGGTATACAAAAAATGGCAGCTGCTAACAGCAACACGGCTACAAGACATATATTGCAAGCTGGCTTATTCTTAACACTAAAGACAGCAGAGTGTTTAGCTTTACGAATATCAGATGTTTTAGAATACTCTAACACAAAACAACAGTTTTTAAACACGCTTGGCAAGTTTAATGTAGCAACTTTAAAAGAAGTTAGCGAGTTACATTTACACGACTTTGGTATATACTTAGATTTAATGCCGGATTTAGAAGAAAAACAATTGTTAGAAAACAATATACAAATGGCAATACAGAAAGATCAAATAAATCTTGAAGATGCTATTGACATACGTGAGGTTAAAAACTTAAAACTAGCAAATCAACTTTTAAAACTTAGAAGAAAGAAAAAACAAGAGCTTGATAGAAAAATGCAAATGCAAAACATACAAGCTCAAACTCAATCAAATACGCAGGCTGCTGAAGCTGCAGCTGCTGCTGATATGCAAAAGCAACAAGCTCTTGCTCAAACTAAAACTCAAGTTGCTCAAGCCCAAAGTCAATTTGATATTGCAAAAATGGAAAGAGAGGCTGCTATTAAAAAAGAATTAATGGAATTTGAATTTAATCTTAATATGCAGTTAAAACAACAAGAAATGCAAGTGATTAAAGATAAGGAGAGCGGAAAGGAAGATCGTAAAGACCAAAGAACTAAAATACAAGCAACTCAACAAAGTGAGTTAATTGAGCAAAGAAAAGGTAACACTGGTCCGAAAAACTTTGAATCAGCTGGTTTTGATAACTTGGATGGTTTTGGTTTAGAACAGTTTAACCCAAGATAAACATTAACAATTATTTAATTATATTATATTATGGAAGAAAAAAATGAAAACGTAGTTGAAGAAACTACACAAGATACAGTTGAACAAACTGTTGAAAAGGTTGAAAAACCTGAAACTCCTCGTAATGAGGACGGAGATTATAAAGTAGATTTGTCTAACATTAAAACACAAGAAAATGCCATACGGAAAGAAGAAAAGCAAGATGACGAAAAAAGTAGTCAAGAAAAGCAAGAAAAAACTGAGCAAAAAGAAGAAGTAATTCTCGAAGATGTAACAGATGAAAAGCCAAAGCCTGTAAAGGAAGAGGTTGAAGAAACTGCGGTAAAAGAAAAAACTCCAGGAATGGACCTACCAGAAAACATTGAAAAACTCGTGGAGTTTATGAATGAGACAGGTGGATCGGTTGAGGACTACGTCAAACTCAATACGGATTATTCTAGTTTAGACGATGGTAACTTGTTAAGAGAATATTATCAGAAAACTAAGCCACATTTAGATCAAGACGAAATATCTTTTTTAATAGAAGATAATTTTTCAATTGACGAAGATGTAGACGCTGAAAGAGACGTAAAACGTAAAAAGCTTGCTTATAAAGAAGCTGTCGCTGAAGCTAAACAACACTTGGAAGGGTTGAAGGGTAAATATTACGAAGATCTTAAGTTAGGGTCTAAGTTAACTCCTCAACAACAAAAAGCAGTTAGCTTTTTCGATCGCTATAATAAAGAGCAAGAACAAGCACAAGAACTACAACAAAAAGCTAAAACAGTATTTAACAAAGAGACTGATAGGGTTTTTAACGAAGACTTCAAAGGTTTTGATTTTAAAGTTGGAGACAAGAAATATCGCTACAATGTTAAAGACATGCAAGACGTTAAGGAAGATCAAAGTGATTTTGTTACGTATTTAAAACCTTGGATTAGTAAGGATAATACGCTTCAAAACGCTAGTGATTACCACAAGACGTTGTTTGCAGGTAAAAACGCAGATGCTATTGCTAATCATTTTTATGAACAAGGTAAAGCCGATGCTATTAAAAATATGACTAGCCAAGCCAAAAATATAAACATGGATGCTAGAAAAACTGATAGTGGCGTTGTTAATACCGGAGGTATAAAAGTAAAAGCAATTAGCGGTGACGATAGTTCTAAGCTTAAATTTAAACTTAAAAATTATTAACAAACTTAAAATTAATTAAAAATGGCACAAGTAAATTTTACTTCGAGCACGTTAGGTAACGGATTAGTTACTCCTGCTCAGAGCAAAGTAACGCTAGAAAGCGCTTACTTAGACATCCGTAATAGCGGATGGGCTCAACAATACCTGCCAGACCTTTATGAATCAGAAATTGAAAGATATGGAGACAGATCTATCAGTGGATTTTTATCAATGGTCGGTGCAGAAATGCCTATGTCTTCTGATCAAGTAATTTGGTCTGAGCAAGGTAGATTACACTTAGCTTACAAAGCTACAATTAACCCAACTACTGGCGCTGTAACAGCTCCTAAAGATATTGATAACGAGGCTGGTTCTAGTATCGCAATGTCTGTAAGAGTTGGACAAACGGTTGTATGTCAAGTTACTCAGTCTGCTAATGTAGTTGTTCTTAAAGGACAAGTTACAGCGGCTGCAGCTGATGGAACTACTTGTACAATCAAACCTTACGGATATAATAACTTTGTTGACCACGCTAACTTAAGTGGTACATCAGGTTTAGTTATTAGATTCTTTGTATACGGTTCTGATTTCAAAAAAGGGACTTCTGGTCTTGGTGGTGGAGTTGAAGCTGAATTCAAGTCTTTTCAAAACAAACCAATGATAATCAAAGACGAGTTTATGATCAATGGATCTGACGCGGCTGCAATTGGTTGGGTTGAAGTTTCTGGTGAAGCTGGACAATCAGGTTACTTATGGTACCTAAAGTCTTCAGGTGATACAGAAAAGAGATTTGATGATTACTTAGAGATGTCAATGATGGAAGCTGAAAACGTAGTAGGTTCTGGTATCACTGGTACTGGTTCTGAAGGTTTATTTGCTGCATTAGAAAACAGAGGCCTTGTTGCAAGTGCTGGTATGTTTGATGGTGCTACAGATGATTTAGCTGATTTTGATATTCTTTTACAAGAGTTAGATAAACAAGGTGGTATTGCTGAGAACATGATGTTCTTAAACAGAGAAGCTGCTTTAGCTGTTGATAACTTACTAGCGGGTGTAAATTCACACTATGCTGGTGGTGTTAACTACGGTGTGTTTAACAACTCTGAGGATATGGCGCTTAATTTAGGTTTCAACGGTTTTAGAAGAGCATCTTATGATTTCTACAAAACTGACTGGAAATACTTAAACAACAAGTCAACTAGATTCTTAGTGAATGATGGAGCTACTGCTGGAAAAATCGAAGGAGTTATGGTACCTGCTGGGACTACAACTGTTTACGATGAAAACATGGGTAAAAACATCAGACGTCCTTTCTTACACGTAAGATACAGAGCGTCTCAAGCTGATGATAGAAAACTTAAAAAATGGACAACTGGATCTGTAGGTGCTGCGACATCTGATCTTGATGCTATGAAAGTTCACTATCTATCTGAAAGATGTATTGTTACTCAAGGAGCAAACAACTTCGTATTATTCAGATAATCAATTACTGTAATTCTTACCCTCGTATTTTATACGGGGGTAATTATTACTTTTATAAACTATTTAATTATATTATATTATGGAAAATAAAAAACAAAAGGCTGCTAAGCCTGTTTCTCCAAAGTGGGAAATAAAAGATAGATTATACGAGCTAATAGGTGATAGACCTCTGGTTAGAATAATGAAAAGAAAAAACCTTTACTATTTTGATGAAGAAAAAGGTTATCAAAGAGAAATAGCTTACGCTATTAACCAAACAACCCCTTTTGTTGAAGACTGGAAAGGTAAAACAAGACCTGGGCATATTATATTTAGAGATGGCTTTTTGTTTGTTGAGAAAAAAGATACAACTTTACAAAAATTTTTATCTATGTATCACCCAGATGTAAATAAAACTTTTAGAGAAGTAGATAACGAAGTAGATGCTGAGGCTGACTTAAATATTTTTGAGTTAGAAATAGATGCATTAAATGCTGCAGCTGAAATGTCAGTAGATGACATGGAAGCAATTATGCGTGCAGAGATCGGTTCTAAGGTTAGTAAGATGAAATCTAAGGAGCTTAGAAGAGACACTTTAATATTTGCTAGGGAAAACCCTGCTTTATTCTTAGAGTTAACTAAAGACGAAAACGTAAATTTAAGAAACTTAGGTATAAAAGCTGTTGAAAACGGTATTTTAATACTGTCAGAAGACAATAGAACGTTTATGGCTGGTAAAGAAAAAAGAAAACTATTTGAAGTTCCTTTTGACGAACATCCATACACTGCTTTAGCTGCTTGGTTTAAAACAGATGAAGGTTTAAAAGTCTTAAACTCAATAGAGAAAAAACTAAAATAAATCATTTTGTAGAGTGGTCATCTCTATGGGGTGACCACTTTATAATAAAAAGAAATTATGATAAACGTAAATACAGTATATAAATCAGTTTTATCAATACTAAACAAAGA